CAGCTAAATGCTCCGTCTGCGGTGATATATTCCAACCAACAGGTGGACACGATTCTCTGTGCGTCCTCTGTAAGCAAAAGCGTGAGCGATGGACTGAAAATGTAGTTTCGTCACTACTTAGATCAGCCAAAATCCGTAAGGGAAGTGCTGGGTTTGACCTGACCCGCACGTGGTTCGAAGAGACGTGGACTAAACAAGATGGGCGGTGCGCTATCTCTGGTGTAGCCATGACACGTGTCAGGCAGTCCGGCTCTGGTAATATATGGGGCCAGGACGGAACTAAGGTCAGTCTGGACCGAATAAATCATGACGGGCCATATTCAATGGCGAACACTCGCCTGGTATGTGTGATCGTCAATCTGATGCGTCATAGAATGACTGATGATCAGTTACTTCAATGGTGTGAACGAATTATAGCCAACCACCGGGATGAACGAGGAGAACCCGCTTGTGACCCCGATCTCGCAAGGCGGGTGGATCTGTGGCGAGAACCGGAGAGCGGAAAGTAATCTGTTGACACAGCCGTTCATGGAACGCTAAACACGACGCATGAACAAAGACGCGCTCCTGACGCTGCTACGAAACCGGATCGACGCCGCCGGTTCCTTGCGCGAGTTCGCGCGGCAACACGGTTTCAGCCCATCTTACGCGCATCAGGTGTTGCACGGCCGCGCGCCGCCGGGGCCGCGTATCCTCGCGGCGCTGGGGTTGAAGGTGAATTACCAGAAGGACCACGCCGATGGCTGACCGCATGAGATGGACAGCGTTGCCGGTCGCGGTCGTGGCGTTCGACATGCTGCTGGTTGCCTTTGGGTATCGCGCGCCGGACGATCTGCTGTTTCTGGCCCTGGGATATTTCCTGGGTTGCTCGATGCGAGGCGAGGACAACGATGATGGCTGATCAGAAGCAACCCTCGCGCCGGATCGACGCGCCGGAACCGGGCCGCTTCAAGATTCGCGTGGTTCGTAACGGTCCCTGGTGCGCGGCTCGCATCTGGTCCGTCATGGGCATCCTGCAAGCCGAGATCGGCTACCAGTCGGCGCCGGTGGAAGATGTATGGCTCTATGGCGAGCGATGCACGGATGCCGAGTATTTCCGCCTGCGCGATCATCCCGCCGACAAGCCGGGGGAACGAGTCGATATTCGCACAATCGAAACATTCTAGGAAACGTCGTGAAACCCATAAAAGACATGACTGATCGTGAAATCGTCGATCTGATGAAGTCCTGTGAACTGATCAATCAGGTTCGACAACTGGTTTCTTTCGGCATGGCTGAAATGGAGCAGGCGTATCTACAGCGTAAAAGACCATCTCCTGTTGAGGGACGCCGGATGGAGTTCGAGATCGCGGGAAAAATATGCCGGTTGTTTGAACCAAAGGACATCTGATATGCGAACCGCCGAACTCGCCGCCGACATCGAACGCCTGCCGAATCGTCCGGTCGTGGACCTTGGCGCCGCACTCGATCCCGCGCTCCTGACGGACTGGCTGGACGGAGCCTACCTCCCGCACCGTGAGGCCGCGACAAAGCTGTGCGACCGCTACGAACGGTTCCTGGTGGCCACGCGGGACGGCATCGCCGACGAGCATATCTGCGGCATCGCCACCGACTTCCGCGAACAGGTGAAGGCCGGGATCGCGGATTGCGACGTGACGCGGGAGCGGATCAAAAAGCCGGTCCTGGGCGCGCAACGATTGATCGATGGTATGGCCAAACGGATCAAGGACAGCCTCGAAGTCCTGCTGCCCATCATCGAGCAGCGCATCGCCGCCTTCCTCGCGGCCAAGGCCAAGGCCGAACGCGAGGCGGCGGAACGAGAGGCGCAACGCCTCGCCGCGGCGGCCCAGGAGGCGCTACAGGCGGCTGACCGTGGCGGCGATGGGGAAGTAGCCATAGAGGCGCTACAGGCCGCTCAGGAGGCCGAGGCGCGGGCCACGGCATCGTTGCCTGAGTTGTCGCGGGTGCGGAGCGTGCATAACTCGGTCGCCGGGTTGAGCGACAACTGGGAATATGGGATCACGCACCCGGATTTGGTCCCAAGACAGTTTTTGATGGTGAACGATGCCGCGGTGAAGTTGGCGATCAAACAGGGCGCGCGCGAGATACCGGGACTGAGTATATTTAACTCGCCACGCCTCTATTCGAGGAAGGGACGATGACGCCCTGGACACCACCGCCGGTCACGCCGGAACAACTGCGCGCGGCGGGCTTTACCAGTATCGCGGCCAACTTTCCTCGATCCGAGATGAGCGCGCGGTGGATCGCCATGTTCAACGGGATTTCGTTCAAGGCTATCCCCGCCGCGTGGTGCTACGCATCCAATTCGTACATGTGGGAATACGCGGAGAACCAGGCGTGGCTCGCTTTGGAATCGGCATGAACAGAGATACACCGTGAGGTGTTGGGCGAGGCGGACGGCCCGGATGGTCCGCGTTTTTTTGGTTTACAGGGGTTCCGTTATATGCCTATATGGTTCCCATGGCGACAGTGACCAAACGTTCTTTCGCGCTGACCGGCCCGCAAATGGCGTGGTTGATCGTTGAGGCGAAACGCCTCGATGTCACGGTGTCGGAATTGCTGCGGCGGTTGCTCGATACCCATCCTGAAAGGAAGTCCCATGCCGGACGGAACCGCCGCGATAAGGACGAAGAGATCGAAGCTGCTGGCCGTGAAACCTGAAGCGGTCAAGCTGCGCAAACCAAAAATCCTGGTTTACGGCGCGTCTGGTGTGGGCAAGACCTACTTCGCGCTGGACTTCCCCGACGTTTACATGATCGACGTGGAAGGCGGCGCCACGCAACCGGAATACGTCGAGAAGCTGCGCGCCTCGGGTGGTCTCTATCTCGGTCCCGACGATGGCGCCTCATCCTTCGATGTCGTCATGGGCCAGATCAAGGCGCTCGCCACCGAAAGCCATGATCGCAAGACGCTGGTGATCGATAGCGCGACCAAACTGTTCGCCAACGAAATCGCCCGCGAGGCGGAACGGTTGTCCGATGCTGGCAAGAAGAACGAGTTCGGCGCCGACCGCAAGCCCGCCGTCAACTACATGCGCCACATGGTCAACTGGCTGGTTCGCCTGGATATGAACGTGATCCTGATCTGCGGCGAAATCGCGGAATGGGGCAAGGGCGCCAATGGCGAGCGCGAGCAGATCGGCACCATCTTCGACTGCTGGCCCAGGCTTGAGTACGAACTGGACCTGGCCGTGCAGGTGCTGAAAGCCGGCCCACGCCGGATCGGGCGGGTGCGGAAAACCCGCATCGCCGCGTTCCCCGAGGCCAGCACATTTGAATTCAGTTACGACACCTTCGCCCGGATGTACGGTATCGCGGTGATCCGAGAGCCATCGCAACCGGTCAATCTGATCACACCGGAACAACGCGCGGAGATCAGTCACCTACTGGATATCGTCAAGCTGGAAGATGGCACCGTGGACAAATGGCTCGCCGCCGCGAACGTCGCATCGTGGGACGAGATGGAATCGCATCGCGCCGACAAGGCCATCGCCTATCTGCGGAACAGGATAGCCGCCATCGAAAACGTGTGATGCGTGTCGTTCCGGTCGCGTCCACATCGCCAAAGTTACTGGCGCGCGATCGGATCGGAGATTTACATATCGAGGCTGTGTACGATCCGAAAGACGGCCAACGCTATCTGTCGATAGGCGTTGGGGATAAAACTGTCCGGCGCACCTGGATCGACGCTGGACAGGCCAACGAACTCACCAGAAAACTGGTCGAGATGATCCCCTTACTTTGGAGTAAATGACATGCGTATTCCGACACCTGTAAGCAAGGAAGTCGCCGATGCCGCCAGTAACGCATTCGCCCCGTGGCGCCCCGGCGATTACGATTTCGAGGTCCATGACGCGGCCGATGATCGCAGCAAATCAGGCAATGACATGGTGAAGTTGACACTTCATGTTTTCAACGCGGAAGGCAACAAACGAACAGTGTTCGACTACCTTCTTCCCGATGAAAAATGGCAAAGCAAGGTCCGCCATTTTTGTGAATCCATCGGCATTGAATCGGAATACGATCAAGGGAATCTTGACCCGTTCGATATGGTCGGCAAGCAGGGTCAGTTGAAATTGCGTATCAAGCCCGCTCAGGGCGATTATCCAGCCAACAATTCCGTGGCGGATTACATCGCCAGGAATGGCCAGGCCAAGGCGTCACCACGTCCGGCAGCGCCAAAAGCGGCGGCGCCCGCGAAGTCGCCCGCTCCATCTTGGGACGCTCCACGCGGGGGTGATCTGGACGATGAGATTCCGTTCTGATGCCGGAAAAAACTGACCGCTCGTTCAAGCCGCCAAACGAGCCGCCATCGCACACCGGCGAACTATGGCTCAACCCGGACAAAACCATCGGCGGTGTGATCACGGACCTCTTCCTTTGGCCGATTCATTTCGTGGCGGTCAAGGAAGAGGACCACTATTACATTCGAGGTTGGCGCGGCAGGCCACCGGAGTTCCTGCGTGTGCCGCTGATTGATGACGACGTGAAACCAGTGCGGGACACATGACCTTCAACGTGGAACTGAATGAGGACCAGGCGCGGGCACGCGAGCAAATCGAGGCGTCCATTGTCATGCGGCGCCCGCATTTGCTGACCGGCGTGGCCGGCTCCGGTAAAACGACGCTGGTGCAGGCCATCGCCGCCGATCACGCCAGTCGGCGCACCATTGCCGGACAGTCCCGTGTCCGGCTCGCCGCGCCGACACACAAAGCCGCCGCCGTGCTGTCGCGCAAGTTGGTGGCCGCCGGTCTGGATATCCCCTGCGGCACCATCCATTCGATGCTGTCGCTACGCCCCAAGGCGCAAGGCGATCGTCAGGTGTTCGTCCGCGCGCCACACGCCAGGCCAATTCCTGAAGACCTGATATTCGTGGATGAGGCGTCCATGCTGGATTCTTCGCTGATGCAGCATATTGATCGATACCTCGCCGGCAAGGCGGTGGTGTTGATTGGGGATAAGGCGCAAATCCCTCCCGTGGGCGAGGCGGAAAGCCGCGCCTTCGACGTGATGCCCGCGAGCCATCTGGACACGATCTGCCGGCAGGCCGAAGGCAACCCCATCATCGCCGCCGCGTCCGTCATCCGCGGCACGCAGGATAACCCCGATCTGCCCATGGACTGGTCCTGGGCGCGCGAGGCACGGGGAACGCCTGGGACAGCGTTGGAGAAGACCGGGGTATTCGTGCCGCCGCGCGCTGACGTGGACGCCTGGCTGCGCCGTGCCATGACGTGCGAGGCGTTCCATGCCGATCCCGACTTCGCACGCTACCTCTGCTACACCAACGATCGCGTGGCGGAGATCAACACTCGTATTCGGCGCTGGATACACGGTGACAGCGCGGTGCGGCCAGGCGCGCCGCCGTTCCTGCCCGGCGAGATGGCGCTGATGCGCTCGCCGCTGATAGTCGAGGAATCGGTTCAGATCGCCACCAACGAGGAAGTAACGGTGCTGGCGATCGAATCAGGAGCGCACCTGGGCATTGGCACCTGGGACATGAAGGTAAAGACCGAGGCTGGTGTTGACCATGACATTCATCTGCCGCGTGATTTCACTGGATATCAGATCAGGCTCAATGAGATGCGCGATATGTGTAAGGTAGACAATTCCTTGTGGGATCAGTTCCACGAGTTCAAGGATCAATTCATTCGCGCGCAGTCGATCTATGCCATGACGCTGCACGCCTCGCAGGGATCGACCTTCCGGTTCACCTTCCTCGATATCCCCAATGTCCGCTCGAAGATGGCGGAAAGTCCGCTGGAAGTGCGGCGGCTGCTATACACGGGAGCCACCCGCGCATCGGACGGCCTGGTGTTGGTCGGGGTGTGAGCGGTTGACGACAGTTCCGTGACGGCGCATTCTGCCTAGAATTAAAGGGATCGGAAAATGTCAGACCGCCGTGGAAAGCCCCTCTTCATCGAGGCGCCGCCCGATTTGCATCATGCCGTCCGGGTCGCCGCCGCTGTCAGCGGCAAGACGCTCCGCCAATGGATGATCGAAGCCGCGACGGCCAAGCTGGCGGGCGGTTGCCCGTGCGAAGAGGAACTCGCGCCGGCGGGGGAGTGATCCCATGCTGGTGCCGTCATCCGCGTTCGCCATCGCGTTTCGCGAGCATGTCACGCCGCGCCTGCGGTCCATGACGATCGATGTGGCCGGCGCGCTCGCCAGGGACGAGATGACGTTCGGCGAGGCATGGGCCGAGGTCATGACCGAGGCCATTCGTCTGGGCGCGTCATACCTGTCCGAAGCGCATTACGAGGCGTTGTCGGATTGGCTTGGCGCTTTACTGCTTACCGAAGCAGATCGGGTCCAGGACGAGACGGATGCGGCCGATGCGTTGGTGGCGCGGCTGTCACACGAACCTTCCCGGCTAAAATTGCGTGAAGCGGTCAGGACATACCTCAATGGCGGGTAACTTCTTCGATGAGCCGATCCTGCCCACACCCCGTCGCCGCTCGCCTCGCAAGAAGCCGCTCGTGAATGGTCATGACGCTGACCCGGATCAAGGATGGTATCCCGAGGTCGAAGACCCGTCCAAGCCGGTCATTCGTGTTATCAACGGGTTGCGCCACCGTGCCGCCGATCATGGCCTGATCGCGCTCGCGCGGGCCAAGGTTCCGTTCTTTCAGCGCGACCGCTCGCTGGTCAGGGTATCCATGGCGAAGGCGAAAACCTCGGACGGCACCGTGATCGAGGTCGCCGGCATCATCGGGGTCACGTTACCTGTCCTGGGCCGCGCGCTCGGCACCGTGGCGGAATGGGAAAAGGCCCTGAAAACCGGCGATCCGGTTCGCACCGACCCGCCACGCGAAGTCGTGGAACAAATTGCCGCCATGTCGGGCGATTGGCCGTTTCCACCCATAACCGGAGTCATCAGCACTCCGACCATGCGGCCAGATGGCACGATCCTGGCAACGCCTGGTTATGACGACGCGACCGGCTTCGTGCTGGTCAACCCGCCCGTCATGCCACTGGTGCCGGATAATCCGACCCGACTGGACGCCGACCGGGCGATCGAGACCTTGCAAGGGTTGCTGGTGGAATTTCCCTTCGCCGACGAGGCGAGCCGGGCCGTCGCGCTGTCCATGGTGATGACCACGGTGCTGCGTGGCGCGCTCTTGCCAGCCGTGCCCATGCACGTCGCCACCGCGCCGCAGCCGGGCACGGGCAAAAGCTACCTCGCTGACATCGCCGCCACGGTATCGACCGGTGAGCGATGCGCCGTGCTGGCGCAGGCGCCGAACCCGGAGGAAACCGAAAAGCGTCTGATCGGAGCCGCCCTCGCCGGCCAGCAGATCATCGCCATCGACAATGTTTCGGACATGATGGTGGGGGATTTCCTTAATCAGTTGACCGAGCGGCCCATTCTTCAGGTGCGCGGCCTCGGATCGAGCAACATGCCGCGCATCGCGAACAGCTTCACGGTGTTCGCCAACGGCAACAATCTGTCGGCGCCCGCCGATCTGGTGCGCCGGACCCTGGTGTGCCGTCTCGACGCCGATCTGGAAAATCCCGAGGAACGGGAATTCGAGGCTGATCCGGTTCAGATGGTCCTGGCTAACCGTGGACTTTACATCGCTGCCTGCCTGACCATCGGACGGGCCTACATCGCCGCGGGCAGGCCGAAACCCTGCCGCGCGCTGGCCAGTTTCGAGCGGTGGTCCAATTTGGTGCGGTCCTCCCTGGTGTGGCTTGGCTGTGCCGATCCTTGTTTGTCCATGGATGTCGCCCGTTCGGAAGACCCCATTCGCGCGGCACGCGCGGCTGTCTTTCGGACGTGGGAACGCTATGGATGGGTGGGTATTCCAGGTCGTACGGCATCGGAACTCATCGAAGACGCTGACGAACGGGACGAGCATGGATTCGTCAGACAGCCATTCCGGGATGCCTGCATGATCGTCGCATCTGACAGAAGTGGCCATTCCATATCAGGCCAGAGATTAGGTAAGTGGTTGGCTAAAAACAATAATAACAGAGTAGGAGACCTCAAACTCACAGTTAACCGGAATGATATTTCACGGCTTAAATGGATTTTGACAAAAGACAAAAATGCGGGATAGCTAGTATTGCGGGTTGCGCCATGTAGGTTTTCACTAGAATCATTATCGTATTTTGTAACGAGTTTTTCGTGACGGGGTATTGGGGGAAACCCGCAAAAGTAGCATAACCCGCATTGGTGAAAAACCACAATTCAATGGAATCAATGACATGACCCTCATCCAACCCCTCGCCCTCGCCACCCTCGAAGCCGCCGCCCGCGCGATCTACGACGCCGATCCGCAACTGGGACCCAACGGACCCGTCCCATGGGACCAGCAGCACACACCGCTGCGCGCCGTCTGTATCGCCCAGGCCCGAGCCGCCATCGAAGCGATCCGAACGCCCTCCCAGGCGATGATCCGGGCCGGCGGTGCGGAAGGATACGCCTACCCAGGCGGAGCCACCGATTTCGCCGCCGTCTGGACCGCCATGATTGATACACTGCTCGCCGACCCATGACCTGCCCGCCAACATGCCCAGCGCGCCTTCCTACAATCCCATACACGGCGTGAATGCCCATCTCTTACCATCTGACCATGCGGGAGAGCGAAAATGGTCTACCAGTTCATTATATCAACCGATCCGAAAACCGGCGCCGACCTCGCCTCATGCGATGGCTTCCACGCCAAATCCTCCCGGTCATGCGCCGCCCGCGCCCTGGCACGGATGCTCATGGACGCGGAATGGGCGGATGGACCAATCGAAGCCAGGGGAACCGATGGCCGCCTCCGCTATACCGTCAAACGCCTGCACGCCTTCGCCATGACCCGGCTGGTGGAGAACCCAACCATCGCCATTAAGCCATTCACCCAAACAGACTTTTCGAACTTTCGAGATCAGGACGACGCCGCTTGACCAACACCAGCCAGACGCCACACCCGCCCCAGGGGGCGCGAGGACGCCAAGGGAAGGCACCACCAGCATGACCGAACAATGGGAAGTGATGTGGCGATGCACCGATGGACCATCGCCAGGGGCACCAACTAAAATACAGGAGGGGTGGGAACCGTTCGCCGCGACAAAGACCGGTATCTGGCTCCGCAGGCGTCTCACCGCGGAAATGCTGGCCAAACGACACCACGACGCACAGAACGACCCCGCGCGGCAGGCATCCGCGCGACAAGGATATTACCCCGATCAACGGGCACTGACTGAAGAAGAACAGCGGGAAATCACGCTCAGGGGAATGGCATGGCGTTGACCACACGACCGCTACCCGACACAACAAAAGCCCGAGGCGCGAACCCCGGGCTTCAGACTGACCGGCCCACACGCGGACCGGGATCTTCCATCGTCAACCCTCCGTCGGTGCCCGAATGCTCCATGTCGCATCCGGGCGGTGTATCCGAACCACCGTCCGCCGGTGGTCCTCCGACAAACGACGCGCGAACTGCTCCGCCCACGCATCGCTATCGCCTGCCCGAACCCACTTCTCGCGCTTCGGTTGCCCGGTCTCGATGTTGAACTCGGAAGTCGCGATGCTGAATGTGTAAGTCGCCATCGTCATTCTCCGTCAGGGGTTATCGGCAATTCGTCTGGCAAATCCGCCCGTCCTGGTTGCACACCGTCGTGCAATGCTGCGCCACGGCGGGAACCGTGACGATAAGGCTAAGCGCGAAAAGTGTGATAATCGTGAAGGTCTTCATGTTGTGTCTCCATTCATGCGCGGCGAACCGCGCGGGGGAAGTCAAAACGCCGTGGCCATCGCTCGCAGACGCACGATGTCCGTTCCGCGCATCCCCGCCACGTTCGCCAATGCCTGGCGCGCATAAGCCTGAGCCGCTCGGCGAACCTTCATTGGGCCACCGTACACACCAGCGCGGTTCAGCGATGCCTCTAAAGTCATCAAATCAGCGCGCCCAGCCAGTGGCGCGAACAGTGTCAGGTCAAGCAATTGATCAGTCATCTCATCATCTCCATCATGGCGCGGCGAACCGCGCGGGGTGTCAGGCGCGGCAAGTTGGGTGGCACTTCTCAATGCCGCACAATTGCGAGTGCCCCGCTTTCTTGTCCGCCGCCGCTCGCTTCGCCTTGTCTCGTTCCAGATCAATCCGCGCTTGCGGCGAACGTGAGTAGCGAAGCCACGCCGCTGCGTGCTTCAGGCAGGATCGCTCAAGGTTTGTCATCTGTCCGCTCCGGCTGTCTGTTTCGATGGAGGGGCCGAAGCCCCGGTTGTCAGATGAGGCCATCGAGGCCGACGTTGACGATCCGGCACGCCGCCATCTCAAAGTCCCACCGTGCCTTGCCAGTCGCGCGGAGAACCTCAAGCGCCGCCACCTTCTTCGCTCCGCGAGCCGCGCGGTAAGCAGCGCGGGCGGTTGCCTCAGCATTTTCGAGGGCGAGGTATTCGGCGTGCCATGCGGGATTGTGTGCCATGTCCGTGCTCCATCTGTGTTAAGTGGCGCGGCCGAAACCGCGCCGGGGAAAGTCATGCCGTCATCAACGTGTAGATCGTCCGGTAGTAGCGGCACTGCCCTTCGCCGCCGCGGTATCCGTTACCCAAACGAAGAACTTCGTTCTCGCTCTCGGTGTTGACCAACTTGCTACCAGAAAGCGCGCGGGCCATACGGAAAGGAACGGTGCCCTCAAAGGCGAAGTAATCAACGCGATACGTTCCGGGTTGGCACTCGGCGGTAACCGCTTCCTCGGTGCTGATGGTCAGCGTGTCAGTCTGGGTCAATTTGGCCTTGTCGCGAAGCCAGTTCAGTTCGTTTGCCATGTCCGTTGCTCCGTCTGTCCGTTTCGATGAAGCGAACATAACCGGGTGCAAACCGGACAGATATACACGATATCGCATGGCTGTCATGCCATAAACGTATATCCAGGATATCCATAAGGTGATAGCCATGCCGCATGGCAAACCGCACACGATCCATTCTGATCCGCTTCGAACCCGACGAACTGGCGGCACTCGATGCCTATTGTGCCGATCTTCGGCGCATGCACGGGGATGCTACAACGAGGTCGCATGTAGTGAGGACAGCAGTGGCCGATCTGATCGATGCACGCGCCCCCGCGCCCCTGAACACGCCCGCGTCAACCGCGGAACCAACCAGGATATCCGAAACCGAGATCATCAGATCAATGGTAAGCGACGCGATGGCGCTGGCTGGCGTAGCAGCTAAGGCTCGTTGGGAGGAGCGTCGTGAGATTGATCCTGATTCCGCGACGGAGTGGGAGTTGGTGATTGAGATATACGCATCAATGCACCGCGCCAGTTTGGATTAACGCTCTATAACCGCTTGACAATACACGGATGACCATGCCACACGCGATATGTGGCCTTTTCGCGACATACGGATTCCGCGCCGTCTTCCCGCGCCGAATCCAGCGGTAGCAATCCATGGCTCGTCGTTTGGACCCGACCAAACATGGAAGCCGTGGCGCGTAAGGAACTGGAAAGTCAGGGCTTTCCCGTCTTCCTCCCCATGCTTACGCGGCGCCTCCCCAACCGGCACACCCGAACCGAACCGCTGTTCGGGAGATACCTGTTTTCAGCCCCCCGCGTTGACGGCTACTGGTCCTCCATGCGCGGAACCCGAGGCGTCGCTGATGTCCTCCGCGACCCGACCGGACAACCATACTGGCTTAGCCCAGGTGCGATTTCCGATCTGATGGCCCGGGTCACGACTGAGGGACCACGCACCCCCGCGCTCTTGCCGGGAACCATCGTCAGAGCCCTCTCAGGCGTGTTCCAGGGCTTCACCGGCACGGTGACCATGGACACCGGCGAGCGTGTCCACCTGCTGCACAGCCTCTTTGGCCGCCCGGCAAGCGCATCCTACGCACCCGAAGACCTGGAGGCCGCGTGACCGAGGAAGATACCGCATATGTCGTTATCGTGTGGTCCACGGGACAGCCAATTACCGCCGCGGCCGCTTTATTCCCATCGCTGACCATTAGCGAAATCGGCAAATCACTCGGTCACTTCATGGCGAAATATCTGCCGCGGAGTTACGAACGCAAGTGGCCGAATGACACGGAAAGACAAAATGCGTGCCGCATCGCGCTTGAGCAATTCGTGTGTCGAAGAACGCCGGAGGCCGCGTGATGGCGAAGCTGACCACCAAGGCACGTGACGCACTGCCAACTTCCAAGTTCGCGGGACCTGATCGTTCCTATCCGGTCGAGAACCGGAGCCACGCCGCTAACGCCAAAAGCCGCGCATCGCAACAGGAAGCCAAAGGTAACATCAGCAAGGCAACCGAGGCCCGCATCGACGCCAAAGCCGATCGCGTCCTCGGCGAACGCAATCTGAACAGAACCGCCGACCGTGCCGTCGCACGTATCTCCAAGCCCACCCCGCCACGTTAGGAAGGACAGACACCATGGCCGCCGGAATGTACACCTCAACCCTGCCCGTCGTCGGCAGCACACTCGCCCCCTCCCTCGCCGGCTTCGGTGGCGCCGCCGGACTGATGGCCCTCGATACCCAGACCCCCGCTGGCGGCATCCCCCAGACTGTCGCCGTCTCCATGACCTACCTCACCGCCCTCATCGCCTCGATGACCGTTAGCGCGCAGACCTCGACCGTCCACGCCGCCACGTCCAACACACCCGGCATTCTGGTCACCACCGAATCGCTCTCGACCGCCGCCGGCGCCGACTACACATTCACCTGGACCAACTCGCTCCTGGTCGCCGGCTCGCCCCCGCCATCCGTATCCATGATCGGCCTCTCCAATACCGGCGGACAGATCACCCTCAAATCCGTTACGAACGCGGTTGGATCGACTGTCATCATTTGGACCAATACCGGAACGACCGCGTTTAACGGAACAATGTTGATCGCGGGTCATATCTAACGTTGGCGTGATTTTAATCACTGAAAATCAGGTATGCCGGTAGGTGGTAAGCGAGCAGGGGCAGGAAGGAAAAAGGGCAGTCTCACCAAGAAGAACAGAGACATTGCCGAAAAAGCCCTTGCTGATGGTATCACCCCTCTTGAAGTCATGCTCAAGGCAATGCGCATGAAAGCTGACGATGGCGACTGGACAGGTGCAGCGGCTATCGCAAAAGACGCGGCTCCTTACATGCACGCTCGTCTCGCCTCGGTTGAGCAGACCGGTCCTGGTGGTGGCCCGATGATCACTGAGACAATTTATCGTTGGGCGTCTCCCGTGATGTTGCCGCCGCCCGCATGACTGTTCAGGTCATCACACTCCCGTTCACGCCGCGCGATTGGCAAGTGCCGCTGATCGAAGATCGCGCCCGCTCGCTCGTCGCCGTGGTCCATCGTCGTGCCGGTAAATCCACCGCGTTCGTCTGGCGTGGCTTACGTCAGGCACTGACCGAGGATCGTCGCCACATCCCGGCCGCCAGACGCAATCTGAGGGCCGATAAGCCGCGCGTGGTGCATGTCCTGCCCGCGCAGGTCATGTGGCAACGCACGGGCTTGTGGGACAAGGTAGCGCGGGCGGCTGACATGATCCCTGGTGCCGTCGCGATGAAGTCGGTGCTTCGCGTGGAACTGCCCAACGGGGGCGTTTACCAGTGCGGCGGCATGGACAAGCCGGACAGTTGGCGCGGCGGCTATGCGGACTCGGTGATCGAGGACGAGGCGGACGACGTGATCGCCACCGGGTTGGATATGGTAGTCGAGCCGATGCTGTCAGACTACGACGGCGCCCGCGTCAAGATCGGAACGCCCAAGGGCAACGGACGCCTCGCCGCGGCCTACGATGCCGCCGGCCACGATCCGCACGCCTCTCGCTATCTGCTGCCCTACACCGCGACCCACGCACTCGACGAAACGCAGGTGCAGCGGTTGCGCGAGACACTGGACGCCGAGGAGTTCGCGCAGGAACTCGAATGCTCATTCACGTCGCCGAACTCCGGCTCATATTACGGCAAGTGGCTCGATGAAGTCATCCGCGACGGTCGTGTGTGCCGCGTCACCTACGATCCAAAACTTCCTGTCTTCACGGCATGGGATTTAGGCATGGATGACAGCACCGCCATCTGGTGGTTCCAGCGTTCCCCCGGTGGCGAATGGCGCTGGCTTGAATATCATGAGGACAGCGGTCAAGGTTTCGACTACTACGCCAAGTTGTTGCACTCGAAACCATACGTTTACGGCAAGCACTACCTACCGCACGACATCGAGGTGCGCGAACTGAGCGCGGGCGGCAAATCGCGCCGCACGATGCTGACCGGCCTCGGCATCAAGCCGATCTTCGTGGTGCCCGCCGCCAATCCAGCCGACCGCGTGTCCGCCGTTCGCCAAATCCTGCCGCGCTCATGGTTCGACTCAAAGGGTTGCGAGGTCGGCCTGAAGAAGCTACGCGGTTACCGGCGCCAGTGGAATGAACACATGGGCGTGTGGCGCGCGGAACCCGTTCACGACGGTGCTTCGCATGGAAGCGACGCGATTGGCACCGGCGTTCAAGGTTCGACCGACCCGGAGAACGTGGCAAAGCCCATCCTCCCTCCCTTCGTCCATCGCCCGATCCCGCCGACGTCCGGCGGCTGGGCCTCGATCTGAAAGGCACACCATGGCAGACAGCAAACTCGTTCGCGACGCGCAGGCCGGCGGCACGATGGGAAAGACGGCACCAGCCGGCGGCGGCCGCGACACGATGCCGAAAGGCGACGGGCTGAAGCAGGGATGGTCGGATCAGACCAAGAAACCGTCGGTTCTCACGGACATGAGCGCGGCGAAAAAGCGCGTGAAGTGACGGCGGACGAAGCCATCGCGTACCTGGAACAGTCCTTGCGCGAAAAGGACGACATCATACAGGCGCAATACGCGGAACTCGCATCAACGCGCGGCAGTCTCGATAAGGCCGTGGACATGCTGAATGAAATGCGTGCGGAACTGGACAGGAGAAAGGCGATATCAGCGGCATGAATATAGATGACGAATTGTTGAGGCTTGAAGCTTCTATCAATGAGTTTAGCGCTCGTCTGAAGTCTCAGGGGAAAGCCATGGGATTTATTCATCGGTCGAATGGATCAATCACATTGACTGTTTATGACAGGGAACCGGGAGGAACCTTCTATATGGGGCCGCCAGTTCAGGATCAGGCGACCAAGTCATGAATATTGAGAAGCTGCAATGTCCGGAATGCAGAGAATATACGCTGATCGTGTGCGATACGGAGAACAACCGCCAATGCAAGGCGTGCGGTTTCTCTGTCCTGGCATCTCAGATTTTCACTGTCGATGCCGAGACAGCGGCTAAGTTACTCAAGAGGGCTTCGTGACATGAACCCCAACGATCGTGATCAGTTCGCCCCATCATCCGGCAACTCGCCGTTCATTGAGCCGCGCGTTACGCCAGGGACGAACACCATCCGTCCGCCGCGTGTCGATCGGCCCGATCTGCTGGCACCGAAGCCGCCGAAGGACGCGCCGCGGATGACGTATCCGAAGGTGCGGCGCTGATGCCGCTAACGAAGAAAGGCGCTGAAATTAAGTCCGCCATGACCAAGGAATATGGCGAGAAGAAAGGCACAAGCGTCTTCTACGCCAGCAAGAATGCCGGGACGATCAAGGGCGTCGATAAGGCGAAACGGAAAGGCAAGAAGTAGCCTTGTCCTCAACTCTCGACAGCGACGACACGATCCAGTCCGTTGGCGGCCGCAAGTACCAGGACGTGGTGAACCGCGCGCACCGCCGCTGGCGCAAGTGTCACCAATGGGAACAGTCCGCGCGCACGCATTGGCTTGAAGACCTACGTTTCGCCAACGGCGACGCTTACAACAACTGGCAGTGGCCCGCTGAAGTCTATCGCGATCGTGGTGCCC